GTGATGCCTGGCCCAGGCGGCAACCCTCTGGCGCATCCCCCAGTGGCCCTCCCCGACCAGAAGCACTGCAAGTCCAATCCGAGTCTTGCGACCCATCCAGTGCATGCCGGATGCAATGCCGCACAACAAGTCGATCAACACAAAAGACTTGCCGACTGCGCTGTCTCCGACCAGCATCGTGCTGGCATCAGCAGGGATCAGATGCTTGACCACCCACCCGATCGGCGCAGGCTGGCCAAGATAGGCGCTGGCCCGGGTCAGGAAGTACTCAGGCGGCTCAGACAGCGGTGCCAGGATCGCCTCGGCGGCCTCGGTTCCGAGTGCAACGGATGCGGCGACATCCGACTCCGGCTCATACCGGCTGACAGACCGCGCAATCTGCTGGATCTCCGAACTCGGAAGCGGGATGTCGCACCGGGTCTCGTTGGCAATCTGCAGCGCTGCCAGGATCTCAGCCTCGGTCAGCCCGTGGCGGCGCATAGAGCCCGCCAGGGACGTTAGACCGCTGTTGCGGTTCCCAGATATCAATCCGTTGCCCGGTGCGCCTGTGGCCCGTTCTGATGCCCTGGAGAGGCGTTTCTGGATGACCTCCAGCATCCGGGCATTGATCCTGCCCGGGGCGATTCCGGCAAACGGATCTGCAGAGGCCTCCCATTGATAGGTTCTGCCCTCGACCGCAGACGGGTAGGCGACGAAATACCTGCCGTCCGAGAGGAGGTCGATGCCGTCGCGCAACTTGCATGGCCGGATCCCGGGAACCCACTGCGCCAGGTGGTGCTCGCCGCCTCCAGCGGTCAGGGCATAGGCACCATCCAGCCCACCGCACTCGCCCACCAGATTGCTCCAGGACGCATCCCCACCGTTGCGCGGGTCCACATCAAAAACCACAATGCCGGAACGCTCTCCAGCTGCGATGCCGACGTTGAAGTCTGGGTTGGCCGCCCACCATCGGGCAATTGTCTCGGGGTTGGTTGTGGCGTCATGCACCCCATGCCGGGTGGCTGGCACCTTCGATCCGGGAACGACGGGTAAGACATGCCACCCCCACGATGCGTAGTAGAGCGCCGCCTCACCTGGGGTCATGTTCAGTACTCCGGTCGGCCTTGAGTGCGCCTTTGCTCTTGACCTCAAGCTCGAACTGCCGCGCCTGCGGCGGGCGCTCGCCCCACGTGTATATCGACTGCGGCCAGATGCCAAGAGCATCGGCCAGCCTCTTGATCGAGCCGAAATGCTCAATCGCCTCTTGCGTGCGCATCCCATCCTCCTGTGGTGTGAATGCTACGTTTTCAACCCTGCTTGACATGGTAACCGGAAGTCCGTAGGATGGCAACTGTTGCGCAACCGGATGGTCCGACAGCGCACGAACCAGGAGAGATCAGATGAAAGAACCAAAGGTCATTCACGTTGCCTGGATGTCGCCACACAACAAGATCATTGTCGACCGGTGTTTTGACCAGGTCTGGCTGTGTCTATTGCACTCTTGTGGGTCGTCTGCATTCAGCTTGTCTTTGGATGAGGCTGTTCAGGTCATCGAGGAGCTCACTGTAGTGATTAAAGAAATTGCAAAAGAGGAAAGGAACGACTGATCCCAGCCTGCAGCTGGGGAGAAATCGCCAGCTGCGGGATGCGATCCGATCCCGAACCGCATCTAACCAAGGAGAAAACCGTGGCAGTGAAGATACGTACCACTAAAGAGATCGTCTATCAGATGATCAAGGTGCTCGTCTACGGACCGGCTGGGGCTGGCAAGACCAGTCTCTGTCCGGATACCCCGAACCCGATCATCCTGAGCGCCGAGGGAGGCTTGCTGTCGATACAAGACAAGGACTTGCCCTACATCGAGATTTCTTCGATGACCGACCTGCAGGAGGCTTATAGCTGGCTTGCAAAGTCAGACGAGGCCAAGGTCTACCAGACCGTGTGCATCGATAGCATCAGCGAGGTGGGTGAAGTTGTGCTCAACAAAGAGAAGAAGATCAACAAGGATCCCCGGGCAGCTTATGGCGCCATGCAGGAGCAAATGGCCGACATCATCCGGTCCTTCCGTGACCTGCCCAAGCACGTCTACATGAGCGCCAAGCTCGAAAAGACCCAGGACGAAATGGGACGGGTGCTGTACAGCCCATCCATGCCTGGCAACAAGACCGGACAGTCACTGCCATATTTTTTCGACGAGGTCTTGGCACTTCGCGTCGAGAAGGACTCAGAGGGTAACGTCCAGCGCGCTTTGATGTGCGATTCAGACGGTCTTTGGCTCGCGAAGGATCGCTCGGGAAAGCTCGATGCCTGGGAGGTTGCCGACCTTGGCCACATCATCGCAAAGATCGGAGGATCACATGTTGCCTGAAAAACTCACCGATGACCTCGGTGTTCTTGCCGCACAGTGGATTACGGCCAAGCAGACCGAGACCGATGCGATTGCCGACCGTCGTCGGCTTGAAGACCGGATCAAGTCGCTCGCGGGCATTTCCGAAAACCTCGAAGGGACCGAAACGGTGTCCCCAGAGGGCTATTCGATCAAGATTTCGGGTCGCCTCGAACGCAAGGTTGACGGCGACAAGCTGCAGGATCTGGCGCTAGAGCACGGCCTGACCGAGCACTTGAGCCGGCTGTTTCGCTGGAAGCCAGAGGTCAATCTGAAACTCTGGCGGGATGCCGATCCTTCCATCACCGCGCCGCTTGCCGGCGCCATCACGGTCGCCCCTGGCCGTCCCACCTTCAAAATTGAGGAAAAGTAAACATGGCAAACCTTGGACAAACCTACGATGCCGATTCCCTGCACACGGGTACCGGATCTTATGAGCCACTTCCGGAGGGGATGTACGACGCCCGCATCACCGAGGCTGGGCTGCAGACCACAGCAGCCGGAACCGGACGCTACATAAAACTCCGCTTCGACATCCTCGGGCCGACTGGAGCAGGCCGAGCGGTGTTTACAAACCTCAACGTCGAAAATCCATCGGCCAAGGCCGAGGAGATTGGCAGGCAGCAGCTCGGGGATTTGATGCGGGCACTCGGGCTCAAGAAAGTCAACGACACCGACCAGCTGCTCAACGGCCAACTGCAGGTCAAGCTCGGCATCCGGCCTGAGCGCACTGATCCGGTCAACGGGCGCACCTATGCCGCCTCAAACGAGGTGCGCGGATACAAGGGTTACGGGGGCGCGCCTGCGCTTGCGGTGGTCAACGCCAAGGCTCAGGCACCGGCACCGGCTGCACCGAGGGTAGCCCCGCCCTGGGCCAAGAAATAGGCAAGAAAAGCGCAGGGTCAGCGTGAGCCGATCCCTGCGCAAAGTACAACCAAGGAGAACACCGATGAAAATACCCGACGGACATCATAGCATTCAATCCCTGATTGACAAGCACCACGAGTCGCTGGCCGAGCCGCCCAGGCCGCACATGGGATGCAGCCAGTTGGGCCATCCCTGCGACAGGTGGCTGTGGCTGTCGTTCCGCTGGGCCGTCATCGAGAAGTTTGACGGTCGAATCCTGCGTTTGTTCCGGCGCGGCAAGATCGAGGAGGCCACCATCGTGGCTGACCTGATGGCCATCGGCCTCGATGTGCGCGACAACGGGTTTGAGCAGACCAGGATTGATTTCGGCTGCCACATCGGCGGTTCGGTTGATGCCATCATCGAGTCTGGCGTGCCTGAAGCGCCCAAGAAGCGCCACATCGCCGAGTTCAAGACCCACAGCGCCAAGTCGTTTGCCGACCTGGAGAAGCAAGGCGTCGAGAAGTCCAAATTCCAGCACTGGGTCCAGATGCAGCTCTACATGCACGGCACCAAGATCGACCGAGCGCTGTATGTGGCCGTCTGCAAGGACGACGACCGCATCTACACCGAGCGCGTGCACTACGACCAGGCGGTGGCTGAGAAGGCTCTTGAACGCGGCAAACGCATCGTGCTGTCTGACCGCATGCCTGAGCCGATCAGCACCGACCCGAGCTGGTACCAGTGCAAGTTCTGCCCTGCTTATGGTATAGTGTGCTTTCGTGAACAAGGAGTAAATCATGACCGCGCCGCTAGAAATGATCGGTAAAAAGTTTGGCAGATTAAAAGTCGTAGAAATTGAAGGGAATCGAATTTCAGGTCGTCATCCAAAATGGAAATGTGTTTGTGAATGCGGAAATCAATGTGTAAAAACCGCCGTTGCTCTTCGCGCTGGAAGAGAACCTAGCTGTGGATGTGCTGCGCGCGATTATCAAAGAAAAAAGCATGACATTACTGGAAAAAAATTTGGCCGCCTGCTTGTTTTATCGGCGGATAAATTTAGCAATTCAAAACGTCACATTGTTTGGAAATGTATGTGCGATTGTGGAAACGAAACTTCTGCAATAGGAAGTGAGTTGCGATTGGGGCATAAGCGATCATGCGGATGCTTCCATTTAGATGTTCTGTTAGAGACGCATACGAAGCATGGTCACGCAAAAGCCGGACAACTCAGTTCAACTTATATTTCATGGGCTTCCATGCACACAAGATGCTCAAATAAAAATTCAATAAATTTCAAGCATTACGGAGGAAGAGGAATATCAGTCTGTGATCGTTGGAAAAGTTTTGAAAATTTCCTTGCTGATATGGGAGAGCGAAAAGATGGCATGTCTATTGATCGAATTGATGTAAACGGCAATTACGAGCCAAACAACTGTAAATGGTCAACTCATTCCGAACAAAACAAAAATCAACGGAGATACTTAAATGCCAAACAATGACTGGACAAAATATCTGCAAATCAACTG